GCTTTGTCGCTTAATTTAGCTGTTTCAGTTTGTATCGACATATCACTCAAAAGTGTATTTAATTCGGACAATACTGTCATATGTTGTTTACCTCCTTATCAAATGTTGATTTCATTACTTCTATGCATTTTGCTTTTGATGATGCTTTTGCAGGTTTCATAAATGGTTTAGCAACTTGTCCTGATTTACCATATTCAATAATATTGGCTAATTTTGCGTTGCTAGTTCCATCTCTTCTTGTTTCAGCAAACCCAACTTTAATATTGTAATTCCCATTCCTGTCCAGCCTTACTTCTGATAGACCCAATGCTCCTTCAAGCTCTCCTGTGGATCTTGATTTGTATTTTGTACCACTACCCACTACTGAACTTAAATTGCTTTTTACTTTTGAAAGAACTACCTCTCCTCCAGCTTTCAACATCTTTTCACAAATTTCATCAGTCTTATTTCCAAGCTTTGATAATTTTTGTAGATATTCTTCAGGTAATTGCACATAAGCCTTAGCCATTTTGAATCACCTTCTTTGCTAGGATTTCAATATACATATTTTTTCCTTTAACATCCTCAATTGAAGTAATTTCAAAGTTCTCATCATCACACAAAATAGTCATATCAGTTGAGAGTTTTGTTCCTGGAATAGAACGAATAATAAAGAGGTCAGTCGCCTCAGTAAAAGTAGTTCTATTTGCCCACTTTTCACTTCCGTGTCTTCCCTCTCTATATCCTCTAACTCTTGCAACTGTTATTTCTTGTTTTGTTGAAAACCCATCTTCATCTTTTACATTTTGGATACTTTTTATTTCAATAAATTTATTCATTTTACCAAAGCTCATGGGCTACACCTTCCAATCTCTATTAAGTCTTAATAGTAGATTTACTGTGTTCCATACTTGGCTTGATGCATTTACATTGTCAGCAAAGAAACCACCAGTCGAACCATCTCTACTTTCATAGAAATGACTAACAAGCATAATAATTGCTTGTTTTGTTGTTTCTGACATTGCATTTTCTTGATAGTATCCTTCTTCTATATGCTGATAGCTTTCTGCATAAGAGATTGCAGCAGTGATGAATTGTATTAGTAATTCATCATCTACTGAATGTTCTAATATAAGATTTTGTTTTACTTTAGTTAATAACTCTTCAATCACTGCTATTTACCTCCTTTATTATTTTGAAGACTATTCTTCAATTTTTAAGATTTGTACAGCTTCTGGAAGTACTAAAATTCCATCAACTCTTTCTTTTGCAACATAACCAATCATTCCGTTACCAGCGAATAATTCTGTAAGTTGTTTGAATGATCTTGCACCTCTATCACCAATGTTGTAATAACTAAAGTCACCAAATGCGATTGAATCTTCTGGTGCATATTGAGATGTATATACAGGGTAACCTAATAATTTATCTGGTTCTCCTGCAATTAATGATGGTTGCCACATATAAGCACCGTTATGATCCTTGTATGTTCTAATTTTTGCTATCATTTTGTCATTTAAGATAAATGCAGCATTCTTTCTATAAGCTCTCTTTAAGCTGTATACAAGTTCAATAATTGCATCTCCCTCTGTTGCCTCTGTTGTGATGTAAGTTCCACCACCATTTTCAGCGAAGATACCAGTTGGTTGTCCATTTCCTGTACCATTTAAAAACGCATTCTCTTCAGCATTTCCGATTGCTTTACCAAAGCTATCAATCAAGAAATTCTCTAAACCGAATGCGTTATCATATAATAATTCTTCTGTAACTTTAACAGCTACGTGTAATTTGTGGGCATCTAGTATTTTTTGCTCGAATTTAGCATCACCAAATGTTAGTGTTCCACCTTCTTCAATCCAAGCTGCGGCAGGTGTTGTACTTGCTATATTGATTTTGTGTTCTCCACTTGTTTTAATCTTTGTAGCTAATGCACGAACCACATTATTATCTTCTAATTTTTGGATTAATCTTGTGTCATATTCATCTGGTACTAAATAACCACCATCTGCATCTACACCTTCTTGTAATACGTTTGATACTTGTCTAAAGTTTGAACGTAATGCATTTAACATTGCCTCTTTATATTCATTTGAGGCTCTTCCTGTTTTTACTTCGTTATCTGCTTTTAAAGGCTTTGTAACGATTGGACTATTAACAGGCTTATTTAATTCATTTTCCATGTTTTCCATTTCCTCCATTCTTTCAATTTCTTTGCTATAGTTTTTTATTTTTTCTTCCATAGCGTTATAAGTTTCGGCATCTTCTTTTGAAAGAAGTCCGTCCTTATCTCTTTTACTTTCTACGAAGGCTTTAGCACCTTCCCAAGCTTTATTTCTAGCTTCTCTTAATTCTAAAATAGTCATTTTTATTACCTCCAATTTCTTATTAATTCCAGACGTTCTAATAAACTGTCTGATGCTATTTCATTTTTTGTTTTCTGTACTATCTTGCACTTTTCTGCCATCTTCTCAATTAATGAGTTAGTAACAGATGCACGAGAAAACGTCATGCTTACATTAGGAACTTCAAGCTCATCCTCTTCTGTGTTTCTTTGCATTATTTCATCTGCAAATCCAAGTTCAATGGCACTATTAGCGTCCATCCATGTTTCAGCATCCATAAGATGTGATAACCTTGCTCTTGATAAGCCTGTTTTGATTTCATATGCATTGATGATTGATTCCTTAACTTCATCAAGCATAGCTATGGCTTTTTGCATTTCTGCTGTATCTCCTGCTGCTATTGTTGCAGGATTGTGGATCATAATCATTGACACTGGAGATACGATTACTTTGTTTCCAGCCATTGCAATTACTGATGCTGCACTTGCTGCAATTCCATCTATTTTTACTGTTACATTACCTTTGTAATCCATCAGCATATTGTAGATTTGAGCTGCTGCAATGCAATCACCACCTGGAGAATTAATCCATACGGTAATGTCTCCCTCACCACTATTTAATTCATCTTTAAATAATGCTGGTGTTACTTCATCATCGAACCATGACTCTTCAGCTATTGTTCCATTTAGGAACAGTATTCTTTCTTGACTTTGAGTTTCGGTTTCCTGATTTGTTATCGTTTTGTTCTTCCAATTCCAAAACTTCTTCATTTTTTTCCTCCTCTCCTTTAGGTCTATATGCTGCACCTACTTCAGTGATTGGCATCATGTTTCCGTTTACCATGTATGTGTTTCCACCTTCTTCATCTGGAATTAAATCTAGATTTTCAAGTTCTCTTACATCATTTGGTGACATGAATCCATTTTGTATACCAATGCTATATCCACTCATTCTGCTTTGATAATCTCCACGAAGTAAGCCATCAACATTAAACTTAATAAAATATTTTTTCTTTTCCTCTTTAGTTAATAACGACCTTATAAGTGTTTGCTCCCATCTTGAAACCCAAGGGTCAAGTGTATATTTCACAAACTCCAACGATTGTTGCTCTATATTAGAAAAACTCGACTTTTCAAGGTCACCAACCATATGTGGTGGGACTCTAAAAATTCGAGCTATCTCATTTATTTGAAATTTACGAGTTTCTAAAAATTGAGCTTCATTTGGAGAAATAGAAATAGGAGTATATTTCATACCTTCTTCAAGTACAGCTACCTTGTGAGAATTTTGACTACCTCCAAAAGTTTCATTCCAACTTTCTCTTACTTTTGTAGGATCTTTTAATGTTCCTGGATGTTCTAATACACCACTCGGTGCAGCACCATTCGCATAAAACTTGCTACCATATTCTTCTGCTGCTATTGCAAGACCAATCGCATTTTTAGCCATTGCAATTGGAGAATACCCAACTAGCCCATCAAATCCTAATCCAGGAATATGTAGGACATCTGTTGCACTAAGTCTTACTGTTACATCTTTATTGATTGGAGCCTCATCTGTACTCGTTAAATATTCGTAGTATAGTTTTCCCTTTTCATCTCTATTAACTGTCATTCTATCTGGCATAAGTGGATACAATGCTATGATTTCGCCTTTTCCATTTCTTATGATTTGTGCATATGCATTACCCCATAATAAAAGATGAGTCATAAGTGTTTCTCTAAACACAAAAGACGTCATCTCTGGATTAGGCTCATCATGCAATAGAAAATACAATGGATGTTCTATAGCTTTCTTTTTACTTCCGTTTTCATCATACTTGTAGAAATGTAATGGCAAACTAGCTACTGCCTCTGACAAAATTCTTACACAGCTATAAACCGCAGTCATTTGCATAGCAGAGCGTTCATTTACTCTCTTACCACTTGTTGATCCTCCCATAAAAAAGCTATAGTTACTTCCTGGCGTTCTATCTTTAGGTGCATCCCTCGACCTAAATATGCCACTAAAAATTCCCATATTTAATCATCTCCTTCTATAAGAATAAAATTCCTCTGTTATCATAGACGCTTTCACTTAAAGTGCTACCACATCTTATTGCTCTATCAAGTGCCATGATTGTTGCTATTACTCCATCTATCTTTTCAGTAGATTTTTCTTTGTCTGCTTTTATATTTCCAGCAGGGTCAGTTTTAATAAAGACATTGTCCATGTTCCATCTTAAGATTGGATGACCTCCGTGAACTAATTTCTTTTCAAGAGTTAATTTCATCAATTCTTTAGTTGGTGGACTCATGTCTTTAAATCCCTGTCCAAATGGAACAACAGTAAATCCCATATTCTCTAAATTTTGAACCATTTGAACTGCTCCCCATCTATCAAATGCTATTTCTCTGATATTGAACTTCTTTCCAAGTTCTTCTATAAACTTTTCAATATATCCATAATGAACTACATTTCCTTCTGTTGTTTGAAGGTATCCTTGCCTTTGCCATACATCATAAGGAACATGATCTCTTTTAACTCTTAAATCAAGAGTATCTTCTGGTATCCAAAAGTAAGGTAGAATAATGTATTCTTCTTCATCATCTCTTGGTGGAAAGACTAAAGAAAAAGCCGTTATATCAGTTGTAGATGACAAGTCTAGTCCTCCATAACACACACGACCTTCTAGTTCTTCTTCTCTTATTTTTCCAGCACACAAATCCCATTTATCCATTGGCATCCATCTTACTGATTGTTTAACCCATTGATTTAATCTCAACTGCCTGAATGCATTTTCTTCTCCAGGATTTTGTTTTGCTGACTCACAAGCAGCTCTTACTTTTTCTTCTGCTACCGTTATTCCAAGCGATGGATTTGCTTTTCTCCATACTTTTGGATCAGTCCAATCTTCACTTTCATCAGCACCATAAATAACTGAATAAAATGTAGGGTCAATCTTATTTCCTTTTTCAATGTCTTTGGCTTTTTGATGTATTTCATAACAAATAGAATTAGTATCATTTCCAGCAGTAGTTATCAGAAAATACAAGGGTTGCATTCTGGCATCTCCAGAACCTTGAGTCATTACATCGTATAGTTTCCTATTTGGTTGTGTATGTAATTCGTCAAATATAACTCCGTGAGTATTGAAACCGTGCTTGTTTGCAACATCTGCTGATAACACTTGGTATGAACTATTGGTTGGTTTATATATTAATTTCTTTTGTGACTCTAATATTTTTACTCTTCTTGAAAGTGCAGGACAGAACTTAACCATATCTACTGCAACATCAAATACAATTTTTGCTTGGTTTCTATCTGCAGCACATCCATACACTTCAGCTCTTTCTTCTCCATCACCACAGGTTAATAAAAGAGCTACTGCCGCAGCTAGTTCTGACTTACCTTGCTTTTTAGGGATTTCAACATAAGCTGTGTTGAATTGCCTATATCCATTTGGTTTAAGTATTCCAAAGATGTCTCTAATGATTTGTTCTTGCCAGTCGATTAATTCAAAGTGTTTTCCTGCCCATGTACCTTTTGTATGACAAAGACTCTCAATAAAGGCAACAGCAAAATCTGCTGCATCTTCATCATAGTAACTTGTCTTAGCCATAAACTTCGTTGGTTTATAGTCCTTCAACTTTCTCAATTTATCATCTCCCTTCAACGCAAAAAGCACTCCATAATTGAAGTGCTTTCAAAAAATATATTTTATTTAATTTTATTTTTCTTGAGTTCTATGTATTGTTCTAATAATTTTCTCTTGTTCTTTAATATCAATTCCTATCGATTCAAGAGCCTCTCTTGTTCCACAGTCAGGGCATATTGGTGTTTTATTATCTTTTCTTGAAATCGCTGGATGTCCTTGATATTCTGCTCCACATTGTGGACATTTTCTTTTCCTATTAATTTCCTTCTTCATAATCTAACCTCCTACTTTTATCTAATGCATCCAATAGATACAATGGATCAAAATTAAATCTCATATAGCCTTCATAACAAGTTCTTAAATAATGAACACTTGGAATACCTAGTTTTCTATCTTCATGCATTATATAAACATAAGCTTTTCTTATTCTGGTCTTTTTTGATTTTATCCCTTTAATAGGAATTATCATTTCTTTTTTGTAATAGAATTGTGGGCATCCTTCATATCTATCAAGTGCTTGTTCATCGCTTTCTTGAGTTTCCCATATTACAACTGGAACTTCCTCACCCTTCTTTTTTTCAATGGTTAGATAAGAGCCTGTTTTACTTCCTTTAAACAATAATTCGTAATCCTTAATAATTGCTGTACCAATAATCCTTGCAGTTGGACATCTGAATTTCATCTGTCCTACATTTAAGTTACTACCGTAAGCAATATAATATCTTCTCCTCATAAGATATCCTCCTTTCTATTCAAGGGATTACCCTTCTACCACCTTAAGGCAGCAAATGCTGCCGATTAAAGTACCAGGAGGCTAACTCCTTGAGCTTACTCTTTTTTGTCTAAATGCTGTATCACCTTCAAGTCTTTTGGTTAATACATCTCTTGCTGTTTTAAACTCATCTCCTATAAATCCTAATCTTAATAACCATGTTCTCATTGCATACTTTGGATTTTCATTTTGTTGTCTTTTAGCTGATGCGAATTTCACATCCTTTGCCATTTGACTTAATGCTAGGCAAAATTGAATGTAGCTTTTTAATTGACCTGCATGAAGTCCATTTTGCTTTCCTTCTGCTGGTGGATCAAATTGAAATAATCTAAATTCAATAGTTCCTTTAGTAAAGGTTGCATGGAAGTTTAGCATATGGTATCTGCTATCGTTGTAATGCTGATTTCTTGAATAACTCGCATTCTGTGTTTGATACCAAATATCTGCAAACTTTGACATTGTTTTTGGTTTTCTTCTATTAAGTACTCTTAAGAATTCAGGATTAACTGTTCTACAATATCTGCTTATTCTTGTTGAATCAAGTTTCAATGCATCGGCTATTAGCAATTCGTGACTTGCCATAATGTTTGCTAGGTTTCTCATTGTTTGTGGTGTATGTCCATCTGCTCCAATGTGAATGTGTACTCCACATCCCCTTGTTGCATCACTCTTTGCTCCAGCTTTTCTTAAAAGTCTTATTAGTTCTTGTAAGAGTTCAATATCTTCATATTTCAATATTGGTGTTACTAATTCGCACTTTTTACTTTCAACTCCTAGGATACTTGTATCCCTTTGAAACTTCCATTCTCTCCCGTCGCTTGACCAGGCAGACCATGTTAAATATCCATTTCTACTATCTGTATATTCGTATCTGCCTGTTCCAAATAGCTCTGCAGCTATCTTTGCGGCTTTTTCTCTGGTTATATTATTCATTTCAACTTCTACTCCGATTGTCTGTTCTTTCATTCTTTCGGATTGTCTTAATGCTTTCTCACTCATCTTACTCACCTTTCTTTATATAAGATTTCCTTTTTTGTTATGTATATATATCACTCTAAAAGGCATATATATCAAGTCATTTAGGCAAAATAAGTGTATATTTTTTGCTATATTTTGATACATTTGTCGACATTGTAAATAACATTTAAAGAACTACCATTGTCCCAGGCAACCATAATTGATCCAGTATCATCTACACCAATTACAGTCCCTTCTGTCCCAAGTGGTGGAGCCTGCATATCATCCATCTTTATAAGCCTTACTCTTGTTCCTTTTGGATATTCTTTTCGTATTCTTTCAACGATTTCTTTTTTTGGAAACATCATATTGTTTACCTCCTTGCACTACATATATCACTCTAAAACACATATTTATCAAGTGATGTGTGCGTAATACTCGATTCCAGATAGAACAAAGTAAACACATGGAAGTGCTACACCATTTCCCCATAACTTATATTCAGCTGAATCAGAATGAGGATTTTGTAGCCATTTAATTATTTGGCTATCTGTCTTTTCTTTTTTATTTTTTCCTTCTGCTTTAGAACTTTCATTAAATACTTCTCTCCAATAATCAATATCTTCTTTGGTTGGTTCTTTTGTTTCTAAATTAGAACACCACCAATCAGGAAAGCCTTGAAGTCTTGCACATTCTTTTGGTGTAAGTCTTCTAACTCTTAACTTATCATTCACTATTGGAGGATCCATATAGTCAGTTGCAATTAATGTATTAGCTAGATTTTCACTTGCTCTAATATGAAATGAACTCTTGCTTGTCGAATAAACAATTGCCACTCCACCTTGATTTGAATTTGGAAAGTTTCCATTAGTATCAAGAGTTCTAGATGTTTCTGTTTCATATACATTATTCCTTGCATTCTTTGTACCTTCAGATGTTAATCTTACATCGTAGTTTTTTGAATGAACAATAAATGGTTGATTGTTGCCACCAGTTCCATAAGTTGAAAGAACTGTTGGTGCAACATTCAACGGTCCTTTATATCTTAAATCTTGCGAGTGATTTTCAAATAAATCTAACTTGCCTGATTCTCTAATGCTATCTTCAATGTTTCTGGAAGAGTCCTGCCACGACTTGAAGCTCTCCTTAGAATACCCTGACACGCCCTCTGACTCAAATAGTATTTTTGAGGCACTGTTTCCTCCAAAATCTGCGACAAGGTAGATACGATTTCTTCTCTGGGGAACTCCCCAAAACTGAGCATCAAATACTCGCCATGCGATTGAGAAATCATCTCCCATAATCGTTCCTGCTTGTTGCCACTTTGCAGGTTTAGGAATAGACAATTCTTGATGTTTGACTTTGCAGATTTCTTCAAGGACACTTTTGAAGTCGTCTCCTTTGTTTGAAGAGAAGGCTCCTGTGACATTTTCCCAGACAATATATCTTGGCTTTTCTCCATTTGTTGCACACCTCATTTCTTTTACTACTCTTATTGCTTCATAAAAAAGATTAGACCTACTTCCGTCTAATCCTGCTCTTTTACCCGCTATCGACATATCCTGGCATGGACTTCCAAATGTAATTATATCTACGGGCTCTACTTCATTTCCTTTTATTTTAGTGATATCACCATAATGTTTTACTTTGGATAATCTTTTAGTTGTTACCCTTATTGCAAATGGCTCTATCTCTGAACTCCATATAGGTTTAATACCTGCTAACATCCCACCCAATGGAAAACCACCACTTCCGTCAAATAAACTTGCAAGTGTTAGTTCTTTATCCATTATCAACTTCTACCTCTTTAACTAAATCTTTATACAATATCTTTACACCATCTCTAATTACATACACATTTTCACTATCGTTAGTATCTTCAACATATCTTCTTAAAATAACTGATGCATACTTTTCATCAAGTTCCATTGTGTAACAAATTCTATTCATTTGCTCACAAGCCATAAGTGTTGATCCACTACCGCCAAATGTGTCTATAACAATAGCATTAGCTTGAGTTGAATTGTTTATTGGATAAGCTAATAAATCAAGTGGTTTAGAAGTTGGATGATTTGAGTTCTTTTTAGGTTTATCAAAATTCCAGATAGTAGTTTGTTTTCTATCTGAATACCATGGATGTTTTCCATTTTGTAAAAAGCCATATAATACAGGTTCATGTTGCCATTGATAGTCTGAACGACCTAGTACTAAACTATCTTTTACCCATATGCAACAACCTGCTAAATGAAATCCTGCATCTATAAAAGCTTTTCTAAAATTCAAGCCTTCTGTATCAGCATGGAATACATATGCAGCTCCACCGTTTTCCAAATGGTCTGCCATATTTTTAAATGATAAATATAAGAACTCATAGAAGTCATTGTTATCCATACTATCATTTTGGATTGTTAATCCATCAGAGCTTTTGAAAGCTACGTTGTAAGGTGGGTCGGTCAAGATTAAGTTTGCTTTTTTATCTTCCATTAGTTTTGCAACATCTTCACTTGATGTTGCATCACCACACATCAACTTATGCTTTCCTACAAACCACACATCCCCTCTTTCAACAAAACTTGCTTTTTCAAGGGCAGCAGTTAAATCAAACTCATCTTCTTTTACTTCTTTGTCATCTACTCCAAATAAGTCAGCTAGTTCTTTTTCATCAAAACCTGTAAACTCTAAATCATATCCTAGACTTTGTAACTCTTCCATTTCTATTTTTAATAATTCGTCATCCCAACCTGCATCCATTGCCATACGGTTATCTGCTAAAATATATGCTTTCTTTTGAGCATCAGTTAAGTAGTCAACGAACACACATGGTACTTCTTCTATTCCTTCTTCTTTAGCTGCCATCAATCTTCCATGACCAGCGATTACATTAAACTCTCTATCAATTATTATTGGATTTACAAATCCAAACTCTCTAAGTGAAGAACGAAGTTTCAATATTTGTTCTGCCGAGTGTGTTCTTGCATTATTCACATAAGGAACTAATTTATCAATTGATATTAGTTGCATCTCTGTTGTTGTTTTAGACATTTTATCCACCTCCTAAAAAAGTCCCCATTCAGCGAATTTCTCAAATCCACCGATAGACTCAATGTAATCTTTAGCAATATTTACGATTTCTTCATAAGGTCTTCCATCTACTTCTTTATCACCAATAGCACATGATATTTTTACAACTTCATTAGTTTCTTGAGCTTTCAAGAAAGCATAAATATTTACTGACACATCTGCTTTTGATAGATCCTTACCATGAAGTCCTCCACCAGTTACACCATCTGCCATATCAGAACCAAGTTTTCTATTAGTAGCACCTGTATCAACATCAGTGCCTCCTGTCCAATCTCCTAGTGGGTTGATTGTTGCATCTTGATACAATTCTTTTAATTCTTCTGTCTTACAATTGCTTTGACAAATAATTAGTTTTTCATTATCTAAAATGTACTTACCATCGCTTGGATATTTTTCATAAATAAAACGAGCAATTTCAGATAACTTCTTTTGCTCGTCAGTTAAAGGTGTTCCTTTAAATATTCCATTATCTCCACATCTAATCTCTTTCTCCTGATTCTTTGATAAGTGTATATCTTGTGGAACTAATACGATATCTTTTGTCATATCTCCTGCTATTCTTGTGATGATATTTTCTATATCTTCCTTATTAAAATCTACTGATGTTTCAACAATTACATGGCAAACTCCATGTCCTATTAAAACCTCAACTGCTATTTTAGGATTGTCTTGTAACTTATATCCTAAATCAACTATTGCACCTGCAATTCTATCTGCAATTTTATCTGGGTGCTTTGGATTAACCTTTTCTATCATTTTTTTCTCTCCTCTCTTGCTCTTAATAGTCTCTCCATCAAATCATTTTGTGGTGCAGCATCTTCATAAGAAGTACTGCAATTTTCTTTTACTATTTGGAATATCTCATTCCATAACCTAACTGCTTGATTCATATAATTGATACCTATATTTATGAATGGCGATGGTATTGGTTTTTGAGTAGTTGGATGTTTTGATAAAAGTCCCAACTTGTTAGTTAGTTCTTCACATTGTATCCACCTTGCACTGCACATCGAATATCTCTCTAATAGTTGTGGCGAGATTTTTTGAGCACAGCCTACTTTTTTAAGCCACTCCCATGTTTCTTGGTATATCTCTTTTGCTTGTAGTTCATTTCCATCACGTTGCTTTTCAGATAAGAACTCGTGTGGCTTCGGCATCTCTGCTCCTTCGATTTCTGGAATATCCAAAGTCTCTAAAGTTCTACCACCTGGATTTCCATTTTGTGCTTTTTCTTTAATTGCTGATTTTTTCCTTCCAGCACCAATTCTTGCACCACCTCTACCACCGATGTTGTTTGATTTTGTTGGCATTTAATCTCACCTCCCTTTAATACCCTTTTGAATTCGCTTTTTTTACACATAAGACCCCACGCCCGTTGCAACGCCCATACTTTTTAGAGATTTGACTCCCCCCTACCTATAATATTTAGGTTTGGTTCTCCATCTATCTCCTCGTTCAGCATGGATAGTAGCATGGCATGATTTACAAAGTGAAATTAAATTCTTTCTATCATGTGTTCCACCCTCTGCCAGTGGTAGTCTATGGTGTACCTCTTCAGTTGGTTTGTAAATTCCACGCTCTAAACACAACTCACATAAAGGGTGTTCTTTTGCATAACTATCTCTTATTCTTTTCCAAACTCGTCCGTACCTTTTCTTTACTTCTGGACTTCTATCGTATTGTTCATACCTTTTGTTCTCTTGTTTCTCATGTTCTAAACAAAACCTGCCATCCGTTAATCGTGGACATCCTGGGTAAGAACATGGACGCTTTGGTTTCTTTGGCATCTATCCTTTTCCTTTCTTGCATAATAAAAGCCCTACAGGTTTCCCCATAAGGCTTTCATCATTTTAATTTTATCCATTATAATGATATCACAAGACTATAGTCTCATACTATCACATTTACTCTCATCTTAACTTGGAACTACAATTTCTTTCAAAGCTGAACTATGCATACGGTGTATGTGCTGTATTGAGTAGTTCATATCAACAGATATTTGTTCCCAGGTATTGAAACACAAGTACCTCTTTTCAAGAAGGGTTTGGT